CTAAACGAAGTTTGCCCTAGTGTCTCTGGTTTTGCAAGGTTAAATTGCTGCAAACAAAGATAACCAAAAGCGTCAAATGCGTGGTCAACTCCTAAATTTTTATTTGGCATACCCGTATTTGGTGCGTAAGTTAGCGTCCGAAGGGATTTTATTAATTCTTTACACCTCGGATGTATAAATGTTCTTCGATCACCTGCTGCATCAAATAATGCCGTATTTACAGCAGTAATTTTATCTCGAATCTTCCAAGGAGCCTTCGGACTAGACACGGTAAAACCACTTCTTCGTAAAATTGTGTGATCTGTAAGACCAACGCCACTTGTTTTACGGGCACCACCCGTAGGGTCGGGACAAGTGATAATTCTTCTCTCAACACCATATCTATTTACTACTTCTTCGGCAAAATCCCATGTAGTTGCACCTCCTCGAAGAATAATTTCGTCAAAAACATACAAATTTTCGTTGTTTTTTACCGCACATATGCCACAAAGAGGGTCTACGTTGAAATCTACCCCCATATATAGCGGTAACATATGTAAATCTTCCGCTTCAGTTGAAATATTTTCGTCATCAAAGCTAATTGCCACCAATCCCGTAAGATTTTCAAAGCTCGCTTCAAATTCCTGTCGAAATGTACGCTGATCTAACTGCCCCCTAGCTGCTTCAACTTCATCTTTTGGAACATTACCCCCCTCAATCGTTGTAAAACTCCATCTCTTCCAATCCCCACTCTCATCTTCTGGTACATAACACCATAAATCGTAAAACCAACTTGCCGTTCCATCAGGCGTAGAAATAAATAACGCCCATCCCTGTTTATCAGCTAACGCAGGTCTTATAACTTCAGACCATACCTCTCTGTCCATAAATGCAGCTTCGTCTAAAACTACGCCACTTAAACTACGACCTCTTAATGCCATAGCATTTTCAGTTCCCTTTAACTCAATAGTTGATTCATTTACTAATTCAATCTTTAAATCTGTTTCATTCTTAGACTTGATCCACTGCTTTGGGACTAACTTCTTTAATGTTTTCCATGCAATGTCCTTCGCCATTCGATATGTAGGTGCACAATAAAAATATGTTTCACCTGGCTTTGCAATAGCACCCTTCAACAACTCAACACAGCTTAAATAGCTTTTACCAAATCTTCTTCCAGCTACTAATACTCTAAATCTTTCTTTCGCACTGAATACTTCCCCTTGTGCCCAACGTAAACTTAATGGTTCTGCTACTGCCATATAAAAATAATAACCACATTTACTATAACAGCAACTTATTCTGTGTTGTATCAGCAGGTTCCCCGCCCCTGGCTAAATAAAATTTTTTTTACAAACCCTCCCCCTATGTTAAGTTTTGTTACAAATAGAGGGTTTACTGGTGTAATATAGGAGTTATCTGCTATAATATAAGAGTAGGGACGAAAGGAACTACAGCAACTCGAAAACTTAATTAATTTTTCAGCTATGAAACCAACAGCACGTTACACCTTTTCAGGTGTCGAGTCTTTGAGCTTCACATCACATGATGTAAGCGTTCGCTTTCAAGATGGCGACTCTCTAACCGTTGACTTCTCACGAGGTCAGGACGGCTTAAAGATGATTCATGAGGAGTGCAGAGACTTCCTTAAATGGTACGGCAAGCGAGATATGAACCAACTCAAGAAAACTTTTAAAGCTCTTGAGGAGATCATCAAAGCTGAAGAGGTCGAAGCATGACTATTGTCTACAATCGTCCTAAGTGCTACGGCTCAGAGTGGGAAGCTTACGTTGATGACGAAGCCACCGCAAGAGGAATCAATCCTAAAGATTGGCAAGCCCTCGAAGCCCTCGAAGAGGAACTCGAAGCCAAAGCCCAAGACTACTTCGACCAAGCCCAATACGAAGCCAATGAGCAATTTGATCTTTGACTCTTACAAGGAGACAAGGCTCGAAGAGATCGAGGAGGAACTCTACCAAGAGAATCCCCTCGACCCTCACATACGCAAGAGAGCCTACGAACTCTTACTAATTGAACTTTATTCTTAAAGCTATGAAATTCACAATGGGCTATCTAGCCTTCATGACAATCATTATCATGATCTTAGGAACATTGGGAGCCAACCAAAAGGCTCCCTCTTTCGACTACTCAACAATCAGTTGGGAGGAAACTAGACCATGAGTTACAACGGTTGGACTAACTACGAAACTTGGAACGTAGCTCTTTGGATGGATAACGACTATGAGAGCTACCAATTAGCTAGGCGGTGCAAAACTTACTCGGAGTACCGCAAAGCTAAGAACTTACAAGGCGAACCACTCACAGGAGATTATGTCAGCCTTTTTGATGACAGACTTGACATCAAAGAGCTGGACGAAAAAATCCAAGAGTACCACCAGGGCCACTCGCCCTACACCGAATACAAAGCGGGAGCATAAGCTCCCCTTTTTTTTACCTGGAAAAACCAGGACAAGACCAGGCAACTACCAGGCAAGCTGCAAAATTGAATGCAAAAATTAACTAAAAATAATTGAATGCAAAAAATTGAATGCGATTTTCAACTCGGTTTGTCAAGTCAGCAAAAATTGAATGCAAAAATTGAATGTCATTCTTTACTTTCGATTTGAATGTTTAGCGAAGGTGGCATATTTACATTTATAGCTTCTTGATTTTCTCCATTTGCTCGACCTAGCGAATCTAAAATCATATGTGCAGTTTGCAGTTGACCTTTTTTCAAGGCTGCATTAAACAATCTTTGCCTCATACTATGCAAACGAGAAAGTATATCGACTCGATCTCGCTCTAAATCTTGTGAGTTCCACTTGGTTACGGTTTTCCAATCTGCCCAAGCTGTTTTTTCGGAGATACTTTCTCTTTGTGCGTGCTGTAAAACTAACTGTCTTGTAGAAAGTCCGTCTAATTGTTTTGTATAGAGTCTTTGGCAACGTTGTTCAATATGACTTTTTGGGTTACGTTTTCCATAAATATTTTTAATTGACTCCATACTATTTTTTGAAACCATTGCCAATAAAAAAGAGGTATTAACTAAATAATACCTCGTAAGTTTGTATATGTGAAAAGAAATTAAGAAATAGCTTGGAATAATTTATTTTGTTCTATAAATCTCGACTCGTTAAAATCCCAAATCTCACCTAATTTAAATTCCTTTAAAAGAAAATCTCTAATTTGATTAAGAATTTCATAACCCAAAGAATTTTCATAATTTTGATGTTCACAAGATTGGTAATCGTAATTATTCATAATTCCGACAAGATAACCTAATTGGTTATGATCGTCCCAATAATTAACGCAATTAGAATGAACGTATTTGTAAGAAGGTCTTTCGGCATAATCTTTATCATTTGGATATCTAGCTAAAAGAGAATTTTGATTTTCTCTTAATAAGATATTGAAGATCATTTTATAAAAATCACCTTCAGAATATTGATCTAGCCAAATATCATAAAGACCATCACAAAACTTATCAAATTTTGCGTGTAACTTCATACGATCTTCGTAGGTTTCGGCAACTTGTTGTCTTTCGTACCAAGACTTTTTATTAGATTTTCTAATAGCAGCCATGACAAAAGATTTTCTTTCTTCATCTGTTTTACCACTTTTTATATAGTAGAAAGTAGACAATGCGTTAAGAGTATCGTCCGAACATAAATAAGCTGACATAATTAATTACCTAAAGAATCGAGAACAGAATTAATTTCATTACCATTTTTGGCATTTTGAAGAGCTTTAATAGCTTTCTTTTCATCAAATTTTTTAAACTCATTTTTTACATCATCAATAGTTTTGATAGATGTTTTAGAAAGATCAACGGAATGAGTATTTCCGTTACCATCTGTGATTTCCCAAATAGGCATAGCGAATAAAATAAACTACTCCTATATTATAGCAGTTATTTTCTAGTATTTGCAATCATTTTGCGAAATTTTATTGATCTTCCTTTTATTGATGCAAGTATAAAAATATCCAATAATTTCATTAATCTCATTTTTCTATTGAGACTATATTTTGAATGTTTTATGAAAGCAATCATTGTAGTTAGTAAAAACCATTGATCATTGAATGAGAGCTTAATTTCATTTGGATTTGGTTGATCTTGTTCATTTTGAAGTCTTAATAATAAATCTTTAATTCTGCTCATAGTGATTGCTTTATCTATATTTATGCTAGTATAATAAAGTAGTAAATGTCTAGTGCCTATGGTTAATTCAAGACGTTCCAATGAACTTCGATCACAAGATTTAGAAAGGTTGAAA